TTTGTAAAAATTAGTAGTACCGTCAGGTTTCTTAGCATCTGAACCTTGAGATACAAATGCAAATTTTTCTAGTACTGTGTTTGGTGTACCTGATATTGCTCCTAATTCGTCGACAACACAAATGTGCATTTCGTCTGCTGCACTTGTCTTACCTAAATCTTTTGCAAAATCAGATGTTTCAGGTTTTTCATCAAACTCGCCTTTGAAAGCCCAAGCGTCATAATTACTAGTAGAAATACCAGCAGTCACAACACTAACTTTTAATGAATTACCTAATACACCAGGGTATTTAGCTACCCAAGGTCCAACGCTTAGAGAACCACCAGAGTAATTATTATTATAATCCTCTTCGTTCTTGATTAATTGTCCGGTTCCACCAGTAGCAACTGCATTCAGATGCCCAGATGATACACGAACTACTTTCAACGCATTCCCATACTTTAAGAATGATGCTGCGGTGAGAAAGTATTTAGCGGTATTGTCGTCCGGAGAACCAAACTTCTCAACCAATTCGTTTTCAGAACTGACCAAGACTATTTCGTCCGTAGGACCCCAATTAAATGAACCTGCAAAACCACCAATTGATGATGATACGGCAGGAATCACGTTTGTGGCGTCGATCTCTTGGACCCTTACGCCGGGTGATACTTGAAATGACATCGCTTTATCCTCTAATTATTTCTTGAGTTAGTTAATATGTTCCATAATACGGTTATTTTCAATCATTATTATTTATACTTTTTTAGTCTTTAGTGTAATCGTCATCCTTACCTGCGTAGTCTGATACTACAAATTTACGGTTTGGATGTACTGAAACTCTTAATTTTGTCATAGTTTTACGATTAACTAACATTTCAGATGCTGTATCTTTCTCAGTTAATCCTAATTCTATTAAATATTTCCTATTATTAAATGTAATACCATGCTCTACTACTGGTCTTGTATCAAAATCTTTCTTACCTCTTTTAGGTTCTGATATATCTACAATCTCACTTTCAAACTTTAATCCATTCTTTTTCCATTTAGCTATATCACCATCAACAATCAATTCATCTACATGTAGCATAGTTGCTGATGCTGAATTACCTGTATCAAACTTAGCTCGTATAAGATTATTAGGCATTCCATCTAATTCTATTGATTCTATAAACCCTACTTCTTTTCTCATCATAGGTCTTCTATTCTCTTCCAATGATAACCTATCAATTACTTTACCTAATACAACTTCATCAGGTATCTTTTTAGTCGGTTCGCCTTCTTGGTCGTATCCCATAAAATGAGACCTAATACCAGGTGAACCATTTACTTCTAGTACGTATATGTTCTTACCAACCTTACAATGGTCAACACCACAATATACTGCACCTGATGTTCTAGCTGCTTCTATTATAACTTTTCTTTCTAAATCTGTTAATACATAAGGCTGTGTATCAGCGCCTAAGTGAACGTTATTTCTAAATTCTTTATCATCTTTTTTAATTCTTTCAGCTGCTCCAATAATCTCACCATTTACAACAAGAGTACGTATATCTGATTTAATATCAAAGAACTCTTGTATTAAAAGGTCAGCTTCAAATTTCCATAATGATTGACATACTGAAACTAAAGAACTCATATCGTTTACTTTAGATACACCAACACCTTGAGTTCCTCTTAGTGTTTTAATAATAACTGGAAACTTACCACCTATTTTTTCATGAGCTGTTTCTATTGATTTAACGTTATTTACAATAGCTGTTCTTGGAATAGGTACGTTATTTCTTTCTAACGCTAACGATGATGCCATTTTATTATCGCATAATAACATAGATTCTAAATCATTTACAAGAAAGAATCCAATAGTTTGTAAAGAAGATACCAAGGCTTGAGCAGTTAAAGATTGAATAGCTCCAGCTCTTACGAATACAATTGACTTATGCATATTAATGGTCATATCTGTATCTTCACCATCAATATTTCTTAACTTTACTTCACCAATCTCAACATCAGATGAAGTAATATAAGCTTCAGTAATATCAACAAGAGTATGTTTCATTCCTCTTTTCTTAGCAACTTTCTGAATTAAATCCGCAAAGGTTCCTTCCTCATCACTAAGGCCTAGTACAACTATCTCTAGCTCACTTGGTTTAAGTGGCTCTTCAGTTTTCTCTATTAAAAATTCGTTGAATTTTTCCATTCTGTTTCAAACCATATATTTCCTTCTGCGTCTTTAGTATATTTATTCGCATTATTTTGTTCCGTTGTAAAGCCAAAGGGCAACATATCATCTTGTATTTCTTTTAACCTTTCCTTATATAACATATTCTTCATATCAATATTAGTTAATGATTGGAATACATCAGTTGTAGTAAACCAAGCAAATAAAACTAGGTTCATCATTAAATCATCGTGGTTAGGTGCTATAGCCATAAATGAACTTCCTCTTGAAACAAAGGTACTCATTTCAACTATAGTTTGTGCATCATATATTGTTAGCTTATTTTGCTCTATGAGGTCTTTAATACCTGAGCATCCAATACGCTTAACTCTTCTAGTCATTGTTACGCCAATTGCGTTGGCCTTAATACTAGATTCAACAAACACGTTCTCATATTCTAAATCATAATATAAACCATTACAAACTACAGCACCTTGGTCATTACTTTCTACCACGACGTAAGCTTCATTATATATATTCGCATACTTATATATAATATCTGGTAATAGCATTGGTGATATATTATTATCTCTAAATACTGCTACCTGTTCGAAAGGTTTAGTGCTTACGTCAATTATAGTAAATGTACTATAATCTTGATTCCTTCCTTTCGAAACATCAACTGTCATAATATACTCATGTCCTTCAACAGGATTTTTATATATTAGACATTTTTCATTTACAAACTCTGGGTCTTTACTTTGTTGTGCTAATAACGATTCAGCACTAATTAAAGTATTACCTCTTCCATGGAATGTATTACCAAACTCTTGTTCAAACTGTAGTTTACTTGTGTTTGCTACTGTTTGGTCTTTCCACTTTTCATCTCTTCCTGGTACATCCCACCAATCAACTCTAAAAGGTTTAAATTCATTTGTTTTTTGAACTGCGCCTTCCCAAAGTTTATGATATACATTACCTATACCATTGGCTGTAGAACAAATTATAATTTGTGTATCTTTACCAGCCGTCACAACCGGATAAGTAGAAGTATAGAATTGTGCATCGTTATCCACAAATGCAAACTCATCAAGGAAAAGAAGATTTACTGACAAACCCCTAATGGAACTTGCAGATGTGGCATTCGCCACTATTTTTGAGTTATTACTAAACTCTATACTTCCCTTATTTAAAGCCTTACATCCCGGTTGTAAGAAGTAAGGCAAATTTTCTAAAGCCAAAGTAATCCTGGCTAACATCTCTCTTGCGATTGCTCCTTTGTTGGCTAATATCGCAATGGTTTTCTCTGGATGAAAACAAGCATACCATAATAAATATACTACTGATGATATTGATTTACCACTTTGCCTACAAGCTAAAACAATACTAAATCTATTATCGTTAAAGTGATTAAACATATTCTCTTGATATGGATATAAATCAAAAGGAACTAGTCCTTCATCAAGAGAAATAATCTTTACGTAATTACGTGCAAAGTATGATGGGTCCTCTAAACATTTCTTATATTCAATTACTTCCTCTTTTGTAAAGGAAGTTTCAACACCATCTCTTTTAACGAGGTGATTACCTAAGTATCCAAACTCGTTATTCTTGACTCTTTGCATCGATTACATTATCCTTATCTAATAACATCCTTTGTAAGTCTGTAGTACTACCAACAAAAACATTATTATTTGTCACTTCTCGATTAACTTTATCTTCTTTCTTATTTTGTAAATCGTCTTTATCTTTTTGAAGCTTCATTAACTTCTCAGTAGTATCACCTAAATCTTTTATTGTTTTTGATAATACTTCAAAGGCTCGCGGGTGCTCGCTCTCACGTGCGAGTTCAGCTAAAACATCTAATGAACTCGTCCCTGTCCTTATTAAATCTTTATACGTTGCTCTTGAAAATTCATAATCGTCTTTTATATCTTTATCTATGATAGGACGATTTGGAACCTTACTTGGAAGATTCTTATCCAATGCTTTCATCATCTTTTCCTTTTTCATTATGTGACTATATCTAATCTACCACCCATACCACTATGAACTGAACAATAATAGTATAATGTATTAGGTGTATTATCATCAATCTCTATTGTACTTACACCACTTGTTTTATTTACGTTTGTTAAATACTCAACCCCACTTGCGTGTGTACCATCACTGGTAGTTGAAAATCTTAATGGGTGAGCTGTAGGATGGTTAAACGTATATGTTCCACCCCTTTGTAAAGTAAATCCAGCTTGTTGTGTACTACCATAATAGTATGCATTTCCTGTACCAATGGTTTTAGCAGCAACAGTAAGTGTATATGTTGAAGTACCTGTTTGTTGGTTATAACCACCACCATCAATTGTAGTGGTGACTGTGTAAT